CGAAAATACAGTTCTGTTCGTGGATAGAGAGCCAGATTATCAGGATGGAAAGCCTGTTTATGATTATACGATAAAGCGGGTTGCAAAATCCCTCAATACAATCTCTTATGCAGTATCGAAGGTGAAAGTTTCATGAGTAAAAGGATTATCAAAGTTCAGCTTACGGAACAGAGTATAGACAATGCGATAAAGGAACTAGAGGATTATAAGAAGTGGCTGAAAGAAAAGACTCAGGAATTTGTGAAAGCCCTTGCTGACGAAGGGATGCAAATTTCCAGAGCAAAGTTTGAGTCAGCTACCTACGATGGTACGAATGACGTTTCGGTATCGGTTGAAAGCAGGGGAGAGAATAAAGCTGCTGTAGTGGCTATAGGCAGTTCCGTTCTTTTCATTGAGTTCGGTACAGGTGTGAAATATCCTGATTCCCACCCGGAAGCAGGGAAGTTCGGTTTTGAGCATGGCGGTTACGGACACCACTTAGGACGGCTTGAAAAAGGATGGAGATATCAGGGTGATCCCGGTACAAACGGTGAGGTGATAGCCACCGGGAAACACGCAGGAGAAATTCATACCTATGGTAATCCTGCAAACATGAGTATGTATTATACAGTTCGTGAACTGGAAGAAAAGTTTGAGGAAATAGCAAGGAGGGTGTATCGAAGATGATTGATTGTGAAAATGAGGTCTATACCCGTATTGTTAGGATGCTTCGTGAAGAGTTTCCGGGAATCAATGTAGCGGGCGAATATACAAAGACCCCTTCTTCTTTCCCTCATGTGAGTATTACTCAGAGTGATAACAGCACGATTGCTGACAAGCAGGACACAAGCGGTAAGGAAGCTATGTCCCTTGTAATGTTTGAGATCAATGTGTACTCAAACAAGTCTGAGGGTAAGAAAACGGAATGTAAATCCATAGCAAAAGCTATTGATGAAAAGATGTTCTCCATGAATTTCAGGCGGTTGGCATTTACACCAGTCCCGAACTTGGAGGACGCAACCATATACAGAATCATTGCCCGTTACTCAGCAGCAACGGACGGTGAAAATTTTTACAGGAGGTAAAGAGCAATGGCTATTAGTACATTTAAGACCTTTCTTATGCACAAAAAGGAAGCGTCTACCTATGAGAAACTTGTGGACATTACGGAGTTCCCTGATCTGGGTTCTGACCCGGAACTTCTGGAAACAACTACAACTTCTGATCGCATGAAAACCTATATCCTTGGTATTCTTGGAAATGAAGGTCTGAAATTCCCTGCGAATTATGACCATACTGAGTATAAGGCATTGAAAGCACTGGAAGGTAAAACCGAAGGTTACGCTGTATGGTTTGGCGGTACTGATAACGAGGATGGTACTGTGACTCCGACTGGTACAGATGGTAAGTTTTCCTTTGAAGGTCAGCTTGCTATTCATATTACAGGAGGTAAAGTCAATGAAGTGGTAGGTATGTCTCTTACGATTGCACCATCTACAGTTATTACCGAAGAGTAGTTAATTTTAAGAATTAAAGGAGATTAAAGCAATGGCTAAACAGATTATTTTTACTTATGAAGGTAAGGATTACACACTGGAATATACAAGACGCACTGTTCAGCAGATGGAAGCAGAAGGATTTGTTGGAGAGGACGTTGAAAAACGTCCTATGACTCTTCTTCCTGCACTGTTTGCAGGTGCTTTTAAGGCACATCATAGGTTTGTGAAGCAGGAAGTTATTGATAA